TAGACGCATTACCAGCAGCATCGGTAACAGTAATGGTTTTTCCTGTATAAGTTCCATCAGCAAGAGCATTAAAAGTAATGGTATTGTTTCCAGAAATTGCAGATGTAGTTGTACTAAACGCCAAATTAGATGTAATAGTACCAACTTCATCGCTACTAAATACATAACTAGGAGTATTATCATTACCAGGAGTAGTAATGGCTGTTACTTGAGAAATCGTAGGTGCAGTTGTATCAATAACAAAAAAAGCCGCAGTTGGAGTGGTTGGTGCTGAAAAATTATTAATCATTAATGTCGCTCCATTAAACATATCATTAAAATCTGTTACGCTGGAAACATCCCACGATCGAATTTCTTGATTAAATGCTGAAGCATCTCTAAACATAGAACTCATATCTGTTATGTTGGAAGTATCCCAATTTCCAATATTTTGGTTAAATGTTGTGTTGTTATTGAACATGTTACTAGTATTAGTACACCCTGTCATAACCCATTTAGTGCCATTCGTAGATATGTCTACATTCATATTCGTGTCTCTGCAAAAGTCCAGCATAGTAAAACTACTTGAAGGGAGAGTCCAATTATTGATTTGAGTAGCATCAAGAGCATCTGTTTGTCCCATGTTCAGAAACATACTCTGAAAAGTTGTAGCACTTGTAACATCCCAATTACCTAAGCTTACGGCAATTTTTCTACTATTTCTAAACGTCTGAAAAAAACTAGTAACATTTCCTGTTTGCCAAGTACTTAAACCTGATACAGCAATATCTACATTATCATTCTGAAAAAATGCTCTTCTCATGTTAGTAATAGTAGTTGGACAATTATTCGGAAAATACACATGATTTCCAGTACCAGTAAGAAGATCAGTATTCATCTGTCGAAACATGCCCTCAATATCTGTTAACCCGGCATTACCACCATTACTACCAAGACCCCAAGTAGTACTTGTAGCATCATTACTGGGTTGAAATCCTACAATACCAGACAACGCAGTACCTAGTTGGCCACAAGTAGTATAGTATCCCGAAGTAACCTGAAGAGTTATAGAAGAAGTAGCTCCTGTTGTAGTGAAGGTGGGATTATTTTGATTTAAATTTCCGACGGTGGTGCCGTTATTATCTTTGATTGTACCAACCGAGCTATTTGAACCTGTCAACGGTATCGAATACATCGCTCCCCCTGCAAGCTGTGGATTAAAACTAATCGTTAATGATTCACTCATTTACACAATATATATTACCAATTTATAAAAAAATAAACAAAACAACCTTTTTATAAATAAATTCAAACGGCGTTTTCTACATTACGTGCAAATATGATTAAAAACATGATAAACACGGACCTTGTTAAACGCCCACTCTTTTTGTATTCCATAAGCTGATTCCATTTTCTGGGTTGTATATTTCCTGTTTGAGAATCCACGGTTTTTTGCAGCTGTAAAGTATACAAAAAGGTCAGTGCCAAAATGAAGAAATAAAATTGAGGAAAAGATATATCAAACGACATATTTAATAATTGTTCAATCATGGATTCATCATTACTAAATTCTCCTCGAATTTCTTCGAGGATTGTGTTTGAAAAAGCTCGAACAGATACAATCGTTTTTAATGGAGAAATACGAAAATCGTTTTTGGATAAGAACCCAGAAACAATAACCGAGTTCATATAAAATAAGGAAAGTCTAACTTTTAAATAAAAAAACACAAAAAAATCAATTTTATAGTATTTTACAAAACAAACAACTAGTTTTTTAATTAAATATTTGTCTTTTGATAAAAGTGGTCGATCATCTTGATCTTGTTGTGCTGTGTGCGCAATATATACTGGTCCATATTTTTAACATCAAGATCATCATCGGGAAAGTCCTTCATATAAAATCGAAACACATGAACCTTTTTCTTCTGTCCAATACGATGGCAACGTGCAATCGCTTGTTTTTCTACACTCGGGTTCCAGCACGGACCTACAAAGTAAACCTCGGCGTACTTGTTTTGCAAGTTCAGACCTTCACAAGATGAACGGATTTGCAAAATAGTGACGTCACTCAAAAGGAAGGAGTTAATGTGGCGCGAAAGCTCTGGTGGAAGGTCATAGATTGAATGCCCAATAGGCAAAAACCCACCCCGTAAAACCCCGTCGCGTTTTTCTGGGGTATAGGAAGAATCAAAACAAGTAACGGTCATATTCTTTGCAAGTAAAGCCTGTTTTAAATAGTCCATCTCGGCTTTGTAATGGCAAAACACAATTTTGCCCGCTTGGTTCGAGCGGCGTTGATATAATACATCTACTACAGCGTCCAACTTACTGTGTTGATCCCACACCACGCGTTCAAAATCAGCGGAAACAAGGTCATCGTCTTCGTTATTCTCGTCGGGAATAAAATTCCGCGACAAATGCTTCATATTCTTCTTTAATAACTTGGGATAAATACAACTTTGTTTACATAGCTGCATGGCAACGATATAATTTTCTATGGTGTGTGCGTTGCGCATGTCAAAGTGAGCTTGCTTGGCAAGCGCAAGTTCTTCCGTATTGTTCCAATCCACATCGACGTTATGATAGTCAGCGGGTATTAGATCAATACCCACATCGGCTTTACTGCGTCGTAAAATAGGCACGTTACGTTTATCAATCATGTGCACGGAACACAGATTGGAAAAGTCAGACAAGCGGTTTTGGATAGGGGTTCCGCTAATAAACCAGGAAACGGTTTTTCGAAGGGTTTGCGCTCCGTAAAACATACAATTTTTGTTCCGCAAATGGTGAGCTTCGTCAAAAACAACGCGATCCCAGACTACATCATGAAGCATGCAAGTCGGCTTGTTTCCAGCAACAACGTCGGCTTTTTTTCTAGATAAACAGTGATAAGTGGTTAATACAAAAGGGGCATTTAAAAGTACATTCATGGAAATACGCTTTCGTTTGGGTCCATGAAACACAAGACAGTCGTGACCGGTGATGCGCTTGAACTCGCTATGCCACTGGTACAAGATAGCACTTGGCAATACGATCAACGTACGTGTACGGAATCGCACTAAGCAGGTCATGATCATCATGAGGGTCTTACCTAAACCCATGTCATCACACAAGAAGCCACCGCCAAACTGCTCGTTCTTGACAAGCCAGTTGACGCCATCAACTTGGTGTTGCTTAACGGTCAACTTGTTATTATATAACGCGTTGGACCGTTGGATAAAACGGGTATATGTTTCGGTAGTGGTGTTCATCTTTCTAATCCCAAAATACACCCTTAAAAATATCAATTTTTCGATTTAAATTGATCGAGAAACGGTAAAAAATTTGACAAAAATTTTGACGAAAAAATTGATTAAAAAAACGGTATTAAAAATATAGTATTTAAGTTCAGTATAGAAGATGGAAAATATCAAACTAGAAATGGCTAGGTTGAGCCCAAACCAAAGGTTATACAGACAAATAGTGAATTCAAACATGCCGATCGTTTTGGAAGTTCTTGGTACTCAGAAAGACATAGAAGTTGGACAAAGATACGATGAAGAAATACCCAAAAGAAAAAACTTGGACAGTTTTATTTATGGAAATTTAAATCGTCTTGTGCCTAGAATAGGAGAAAGTTTATACAATCCGGAGTATTCTATAGAAAGAATTAAAGGCTGGTTAGAGTTAAGCAAATCTTATGGAAAAGAAATATACAAACAGTTTGAAGAAAAATGTGATGCACAACTTGCAATCGTAGATAGATTTGAAAAGAATATAGATCGCCGTAATAATTTTGACATAACAAAAATAGAAAACCTTCCAACAGATATCATTAATGAAATTTATCAGTATATTCCGTATGAAGAAAAAATAATGTTTTTGAAAGAAAAATATCCAGAAAAAAAGTGTGAAGAAATGTTACTTAAGACGAGGACACTAGCGGAATTAAAACGTATATATACAAACATGTATAAGAATTATATGGATTTTTATGAATGGAGAAAAATTCCAGAACTGGACAACAACAAAATTTATCAATATGAAATGTATACTTATGTGGGTCTTTCTTATGAAATGCAAAGGAAACGTGGTGTGTATAGAAAAACGGATGTTCCGGCCTATATAAATTTTCATATAAAAAAGCTTACAAACTTAAAAAAACCAAAGGATAAAAAAGAACAAATTATTTATAATACGATATTAAAAAAGTCGTATGAATTGTTGAGAAGTATGGTTTATATTGTAACAAGGATACCTAAAAAATCACGATCCACCAGAGCGGTTAGATGATCCACGCAAATCGCGTAATAAAAAAGAAGGAAAAACAGGACCGTGTAAATAACTCTTTTCTTTATTAAAAAGAGGTCGACCAGATTCATACAATAGATGAAGCTGCTTCTTGCGCCAGTTTTCTTGTTGTAGTATGCTTTGACGCAATTGTTTGTCATCAGAATAAGAAACTGACGATTTTTTCATACTTGAATATATAAATAGTATATATTCAACTGTTTATTTTTAAATTCTAAAAAGTTTAAATAATAAGTAAACTAAAAATATAATAATAAATAGATTGATACTATAATTCAGGTTGTATTTTTCCATGAATGCAAATAGATCTTTATTGTAATATTTACGCAAACGTAATAATGTAATTATTTGAAAGAAAATGAATGCAAATATTTCAGGATAGCCAAGTAGTTGGCTACGATAATTAATATAATATATTAATGGAGCATAGAATATAATTTGTAAGACTAAGAAAAATATTTCAGTAAATTTTGGTGTCATAAAACCAAACACATGTTTCATATCCGCTAAATCCAAAACATTAGAACCCATAACATATTGTGGATCTTTCATTTTTTTATACAAGTAAGAAATGTAACATTCGCCTTTAAAAAGGATCCAATTCAATAATATAATTATAAAAAGGGCAATATAAATTTTATCTCCCAACTTATTGGCTGAAAATAATAATGGATATATAATTTGATAAAGGGGAAGCAATAAATGTAAGGCGCCTATAATTTTATACATATTAATATATAATGATAAAAGATTTTGAAGTGTATGTAATCAACCTAGAAAAAGATAAAGATAGACTTAAAAGGTTTAGTGAAGTTATGTATCCAATACCATATAAGAGAATAGAAGCTGTGTATGGAAAAGATGTTGATTTTACAAATATGGAAGAAATATTTTATACAAGTAGATATTTGACTCCACGATCGGCATTAGGATGCGGATTAAGTCATAGAAAAGCGTTAAAAACGTTTTTAGAAACATCTAAAAAAGATTATGCGGTTATTTGTGAAGATGATGCAACTCCCGTAAATAAAAAAACGCTGGAAAAGGATTTGGAAGAAATAGTAAATAGTGCGCCCAAAGATTGGCACATAATAAAGCTTGATTTTTTTCCATTAAATACATCAAATGATTTTAAACAATATTACCATTCATTAGCAACAAGTTATCTTGTTAATAAAGAAGGGGCCGAAAAGATATTGGCGCATCAATTATTCTATCATGTAGATGTTGATTTAAATTTTTATAATATAAATATGTACTGTAATAAGGAGCCTCTTTTTGTGCAAATATGGGATGAAAATAATATATCAAATAATCGAATTAATCATGTGTTGATTGATAAAATTATGCCTTCAGAAAAGTCAGTTTTAACAGTTCTTCCATTTAAAGCGATTCGAATATTTGATGTTGAATTTACCTTTGCCTTTTTATTTTTGATTGTATTTTTAATTCTTTTATTGATTGTGCTAGTTTATGTAGTAAAAAATACAAAAATATTAAAAGCAACAAAAAAATTATTTACAAAGAAGTAAACACTTGATCCAATATTGCTTTGTTATTATGTGTATCATTATAACCAAGTGTAAACAATTCACTAATATTCAACGGTTTTCGTTTAAAGTTAATAAGTGTACTGATGGGGAAATCTGCAATGGTATGAGTAGAGTTCCACATAGATGGGTGAAGGATGAACGAAGGAATAATATTTTTTACATAAGGGTAACTGTAAAAGCCGCCATCAAAAGACCAACGATTTCGGTATTTTGCATACAGTCCCCCAGAAATGAAGGGAATATGACTACTGGCGATACAACTATCTAAGGCATCTTCCAAAGAATCGAAATCGTTATATACATAAAGTTTAAAATGGAAACGCTTTAATGCAGCAACGCCTACGTTAAGTCGGTCTAATTCAAAGTCATCGTGGCGAAATTCGTTCAACATAAAATTTTTCATGTTAACTTCCATTTGATAAATATTAGATGAGTTGGATACGCATGCAAATAGGTTTTTGTACATTTCATCTGTGTGTTGTCCGTTATATGTCAAAAACAAGGAGTTCCAAGCTCCTGCTGATGCACCGGAAAAAATATAGTCACTTAGGTCATAATGTTGTTTTAAATAAGACGCAACACCAAGTACATAAAATCCATACATACCAGCGGGTGTCAAAATAATTAACTTTTTATCATCTTGTACAGGAACGTTCGCAATAGGATAAATATCTTTTTTTGATTTTTGGAAGTAATGGTAAAATTTATTGTAAAGAGAAAAAAAGTTGCGTAACAAACTAAATCCTACACATGGAAAAAAAAGAAGTAGTATGA